TTATCTTAGAAGCTAAGACAAACGCAAAAAAACAAGGTGATAATATTTTAAATATTGGTTCTATGGTTCATAAATTCTGTGAGATGTGGTTAAAAGGTGAAAAATTTACAGAACCTAGCGACCCTGTAGTAAAATCTTGTTTTGATAAATTTAAGAAGTTTTGGAAAAAACATAAACTTAAATTAGTTGAATCAGAAAAGATATTGTATTCTGAAAGAGGTTATTGTGGAACTTTAGATTTAGTAGCAATAGATCCACAAGGTAACATTTGGTTAATAGATATAAAAACAAGTAAAGGTATATTTATTAACATGGTTCATCAAGTACATGGTTATAAACTTGCCTATGAAGAACAAACAGGCAAGAAAATAAATAAAATGTATATTGTAAGATTACCTAAAGATAATGCTGATTTTGAAGCTAGGCACATATCTTACAAAAAAGAACATTTAAAAGCTTTTCTTGGTTTATTAAGTTGTCATAAATCAGAACTTTTATTTAACGAGCAAGTCAGAAAATATAATCAATTAACAAGGAGAAAATAATGACAATTAATATTAGAGTTCAAACAAGTCCATCTAAAGATGCAATAGATTTAGAGGGAAAAATAGATACATCAAAAAGAGAAGATATTGAACATCTTGTTGATATGTTAATAACTCAACATAAAAGGGGTAATTTAATTCATGGAAATTTATTCTGGGATACTTCAAATCCTGAAGATGTTGATGATTTAGATATAAAATTAGTAAGAAAGGAGAACTAATGTACCAACAACAACAAAAAACACCTTTTTGTGCTTTGACAATGTATTTAAGAAGCACAGGAAAAAAATCACCAAAGTTTGAATATAAAGCTGATGCCAAGAGTTTATTTACTTGTAGCTTAACAAAGAAAAAATATAAGCTATCACAAATTGACGAATGGTATAACACAGAGGGAGTACAAAACTTTGTAAGACAAGGTTACACAGGAAAATGGTTTGCAAAGACTCAGACAAACGAATCTCCAAATAAATACGATCAAGGAGATACAATTATGGTTTTAAGTTTTATTATGATTAAGCCATACAAACCACAACCTAATGTTGATGGCATGAAACCAATATCAAAAGCTATGCCACAATATACGCAAATGCCAATGACAGAAGCACAACCACCATCACCTGAATATGCTAAATCTGTTCAAAAAATGGAAGATATGGACGATGATTTACCACCATTTTAAAAAAATAAAAGGTAAATTAACTATATTATCGTTGTACTACAGAGAGGGTCTAGTAGGGTTTTTATTTGGTCTTTTCTGTGGTATAATTCTTGTTTTATGTCTGTAGATAAAGAATTAGATAATTTGCAATTACAAATCAAAGGACTATTAGGTGAATTGCATAACCTTAAAAAAGAATTTGCACTCAAAGAAGAAGAATTACAGGCGACATATCTTGAATTAAAAAACATCAAAGATTTAGAAGAAAAACATAAAAAACTTAATGGTGAATTGCGTAAAGAAATAGATCAGTTAAAAAAAGATGCTAAAGAAATGTTACAATACCCATGATTTTATTTGGTTATCCAATACATAGAAAACATACAAATAAAGTAAAAAAGATTTTGGTAGCAATAGTTGCTATTATAGTATTTTTACTTTTAATATCATGCAGTAAAATAGAATTTGATAATTTTGACCCAGCAACATCAACACTAAGATACATAATTACGAAAGATACTAAATGGAAACAATGAACTTAAATAGCAGAGAAGCTTATAAAAAAATGACAGAAGCTAGTAAAGATTGGTCTGAGTGGGCAGAAAAAGCTATTGTTCTTGATGAATCAAGAAAAGCTATGTTTAGTAAATTATTTTTAAAATATAAGATTGATACAAAAACAGTTATTGAAGCTGAACATAAAGCTAGAACTGACCCTGAGTATAAAAAAATTATTGATAGTTATGCTTATGCTGAAAGCCAACTAATAAAAGCAAAACTTATGTATAATAACCTTGATAGATATTTGTCAGTTAGACAAACAGAGGTAAAAAGAGATTTAACTCTAGCTGGAAAGCAAGAGGGATAACAAAATTCTAAATGTTGAAACTGCTCCTTGAACAGATACATTACATTTAGATAGACTCATAAGCGAGAGTTTATGAGTTGGCTCTCTCGGTACAGGGCAGTTTTTAAGTTATTCTGCTCTGTGCCATTAGTGCTTTACTATTTCAAAATCTGTAATGTCTGTTTTTTCTGTAATCGCTTCTATGTGATAATTGTAATCAACAAGCTTTACATCATCAAATGCTGATAATTGTTTTATAAAAGAAGATAATTTAAAAAGTGTTGGACTTTCATCTACAAACCTTAAACAAATGTAGTGTCCATAATCTGAATAAAGTGATTCCATTTTAAATTCAACATCTATAATAACTGCATCTCTGACCATAGATTCTTAATACAATTATTTAGAAGATATAGATATTATTTTTTTTTATTGATAAATTTTGTTATTGATGAAGAACCAAAAGAACCACCAACTATTGTAAGTATTATTATCCAAAAGTAATCACTAGCAAAACCTAATATTTGCCAACCTCTTTCCATAGAGTCTTGAAAACTTGGCACAAAATGAGCCAAAAAAATTAAACTAAAAACAATGACTAACCATTCATCTTTAAGCGAGTTATCAGATGATTTTAAAGATTGTATATCTACATTTTTTGCATTTTCTATTTCTCTATCTCTTACAATCTGATCTTTTTTAAGCTTATGTGTAACTGCACCAATAGTTTTCTCCGCTACAAGTTTTGTTAAAGGATTTTTAAGTAAAGCTAACCACATACTATTCTTTTATAAGTTCTATTTGTAATTCGCAATAATGAATTATTTTTTTCAAGTCTTCTATTCCATTCTTTTTATTGTATCTACAAACATATTTGATTACATTTCCTTGAAAGAATGAAAGATTATTAGCTGTAATAAACTCTATGGGCTGTATTTTAAGCGATTTATAGTAATTCCCTTGTACTTGCCTATCTAAAGCAGACTTGCTTAAATTTGACCCCTCTTTGTTCGATTTAGACCCCATATTTGTTCTATACTATCTTTCCTATCCATTTTCCATTCTTATCTAGTATCATTGGGTATAATCTTGGTTGTCCACCAATTATTGCTCCTGTTCCTACAACAAAACGCAACCTATGATTTTTTGAGTATAAGAAGTTGTATGAAGATTGTTTTGTTAAGCAACCACATTGTAAAGACCAAACTAAATTATCAGGATTACTAAAAAATTGTATGTTGAACTTCGAGTGAAAATGAAACTGACAAACATTTTTTCCATACTGCATCGCCAATTTGATACCATCTGCCGAAACTCCATGCGTAAAAAAACACTCTGAACCATCTGATAATTTTACATTTAAATCATCAACCCATTTCCATCTTTTATCTACTTCTAAAAAATCATTATATGATCTTAAATATGCTCTTGGCATACCATGTTTTAAAGCTTTTCTATAAATTAATGATGAATGATTAGAATGTAATAATATCATATCAGGGAATATTTTTTTAAGTTCCCATATATATTTTTTACTAATTCTTAATTCATCTCCAGCACTAGGTAAATCAGGGTCAGAATCGTGAAAAGATAATGCGTGTTTATCTAACTCATCTCCACCATTTACAACTAGATCAGGTTTTATTTTTTTCTTTAATGCTTTTAAAAAATCAAATGATTGTGGGTGATGTGCTGGTATGTGTAAGTCAGAAATGCAAAGTATTCGGTCATAGGTCATATAAGACCTATACAACTATTTGGTGAGTAAGTAAAGTAATTGACCTAGAACCAATAATCCGATTGCACCAAGACTATATAAAATTCTATCAATGTCTTTTTTCATGTGATGTAGATGGTTCTTAATTATTAAATCTATTTTTTGATTTACTAATTTAATTCTACCATCAATCTCTACAAATTTTTCTTTAGTTGTTTTCATTGTTATTTTTTTCGCTTTCTTCTTAGGTCTGTATCATGTTTTCTACTTCCACGCAAAAAACTATTTACACGACCCATTGACCAACTAGCCATTGATGTACGAGGTCTTGAACCTGATGATAAATATGCACCTTGTCCTCTACGATATACTTTTTTAAGCATACCTAGAGTTATGTTTTTTCTATTTTTAGCTTTTGCTCTAAGA